AAGCAATACTGTTGTAAGTTGCACCTAAGACTGCTGTACCGCCTGTACCGCCTGTAAATGTTGCGCCTGTACCAGCAATAGCGTGAGCGTATGTATCTGTTAATGTAATTGATGTTACACTTGAACCACCAGTTAAAACATAATATGTACCAGCGGATGTGCCACCGGTTACAACAAAATCTTGACCAGTAATGTAGTTACCACTAGCTACTACTGCAACACCACTTGTTGAAATGCTAGTTACTGAAATACCAGTTGTGCTTGAAGTTAATGTTGGAGTAAATGTAACTGTGCCACCACCTGCTGTGATTGATACTACACCAGTACCACCACCGTAGGCTTTAGTAGCTGTACCAGTTACTGAAGCACTATTAACATAGGTAAATGTTGGAGCTCCAGTAGCTGTTACACCGTTAGCTAATGCTGGAGCTGGAAAAGTTGTTGTTAAAGCTACAGCTTGAGCATTAGTATAAACACCAGCTGTACCTGCAGTTAGACCGCTTACTTTTGTGCCTGGCAAACGAGCATCAGCGGCTGAGGATTGATTTAATGATCCTGATGTAGAAGCATTTCTACCACCAAAATATTTTTTATTCAGAGGACGTCCCATTTTGTTTTCTCCTTATAGAAACAACGGCGTTCTAGGCCGTACGCGGTTGGATTTCCGCATAAAACTTACCCCGTGTAAGTCGTACTATGTATTTATGCGTAGGTAGCTCTTAATCCTACTTGATTAAGATAAGCAAGGTCATTATGTGGATATATTACATTGCTTTTAAATGCAATAACTACACCAAATGTAGGATCTGATAAATTTGCACTTGTTAATTGTGTACCCCACATGTCTGCTGATCCACCATATATATTGTAATCTCCTACAGTTTGTAAAGGTACATCGTTGGGACCGCCGCCTGTGTACATATTGCTTTGCACAGGATTGATTGTGCTGGCATAATTATTGCCAATTAATTGGCCGCCTAATGTTAATTGTATCAAATAGTCTTCTATCCTAGCGGCACGTTGTACACTTAATGCTAGTTCAATTCCAACTAGTGTTCCTGAATTTGCAGGTATATGATAATTTGTACACCAAAGTTGACTAGTAGTACTTAAAAAATGTTCCATCCACAACCCACTAATAGTGTACAATCGTTTACTAGTTAAGGCATAGTTACCATCGCATATGGTATTATTATATGTAATCCAATCAATACTAGGTATATTTGTAACTGAATTAGGAATTGTTACATTGTTTAATGCTTTTGGATCATAAAATTTTGTAGTGGTCATCTTATATTTACCCAAACAAAAAGGCTTCCTGGGAAGCCTTTTGTTTTATTACATAAACCTCTTAGGTTATCAAATTAACTGAACTTAACGTTAGCTGAAGTGATAGCAACTAGACCTAAATAGTCAGCGGCGTTACCTAGAGAAGATGCAGTATTTGACAACTCAACATAACCATAACGTGTCATGAATGATACGACTGGTTCAAATGTTGATGGGTCAAGAACAACACCACTGCTCATCAATGGAATGTATGGGCAATAGAATGCTGGAGCATCTGATTCGCTTGATCCTTTGTAACCGATTAGGATACTTGCAGAATCTTGAGCGTAACTGTTTACATAAATCTTCATAGCACCGTTCAATGTACCAACGAACTTGGTGTTTGTCGGAGCTTCGAATGTACCTTCTGTTGTACGAGCAAATGCGCTAGTAGTAGCAGATTGAAGAATTGTCAATGCAAATGGGCTAACAACAGCGTAGTTACCTGCGCCACGACGTGTACGTTGAGCGATCAAGTTGCTTACGCGATTGATCTGAACTGCCAATGCGGCATGCTCGTCACCAACGAATGTTGCTGTACCAGAAACAGCTGACTGGTCATAAGTTTGTGTAGCTGAACCAGCTAGACTTGTTAATGACGCAATGATTTCTTGGTCGATTTCAGCAGTGATTTCTTGTGCTAGAGCAGCCATTACTTCTGCTTCAACATCAATACCTTGCTGAGCTTGTGCATCCTGAGCTGATTCAAATGTCCAACGAGCACTTAACTTACGTGTCTTCGCTTCAACAGTTTGTTTCAAGATTTGGATGCTCATTCTGTTACCAGCTACACCTTCTAGTGTTGCTGTTGAAGCTGCCTTAGCGGCTGCATCGTTAGCATTACCAGAATATGAAGCCGCAATCTTGAATGGGCTTAGTGCTTCTTCACCAGCTAGTACGTTAGCACCTGCTGAAGTATCACTATAACGCACACGTAGAGTGTGGATTTGACCGACTGGGCCAGTCATTGGTTGTACACCAACTAACTCGTTAGCAATAACGGTTGGCATAACACGACGAATCACCGGTAGAATTACGCGGTTTAATGTTGCAACGTTACCAGCAGAAGTAGCACCAGCAGTTGGAGATTCCATCAAATACTTGCGAGTATTTTCTAGGGTCACACCCATTACTGATTTTTTAGTGCCTTGTAAGCCTTCTAATAGGGCTTCCTTAGTTTCTGCCCAACGTCCGTTTAATAGTTCTGACATTTAAATTTCTCCTTAAAATTTTAGTCCGGCAAGTCTGCGAATGTCAACAATATTACTGCTGTCACTTGACTCACTGCTATTTTGGTTGTTGGAAATCTTATTTCCGGTTATTTCTTTAGCCTCTACTAGTGCCTGTTTCTTCTGCGGAGCTTTACCACCAGCAAGAACTGATGGAAGATACTTGTCAAAACTTTCGTTTAACTTAGTAGTCTTAACGCTCTCCATTAACTCGCTCATGATTTCACGTTGTTCCTTATTTAGAGGAGCAAGCAATTCACTCATGATTTCTTTTCTTTCTGTAGCTTCTTTCAAAGCACGGATTTCAGCATCTTTACTTTCTAGGATCTGCTCTGCCTTAACTACCGCTTGAGCGGCTTCTTGCATTGCTTGGTCTTTCAAGTCTATGACTTTGAGTAATTTTGATGTTTCCGATTTTTCATTTAGGTAGCTGCCTTGGTATTCTGCGGCAAAAGCCTCGAATAACTTGCGGCCAAAGTCTGCACGACGAGCGGCTTCGATGTCTTCTTTCAATGTCTTCATTTCAGAACGTAGTCCTGAACTTACAACACCTTCGACCATCTTAGCGGCACGAGTTACAAATGCTTCTTTTACCTTCTTGATTTCTTGACGACCTTCACGGATTAAGCGTACTTTAGTTTCTGCTAAGTCCTTCTTGTCAGTCATAAACTCTGTAATTTCTTGAGCTAAAGCTTCTACAACGAATTGTTCTAGTTTGCCAAATTTGCTTGCCATTGTCACTTGATCTTCGTGTAGTTCACGAACTTCTTTAGCCAATTGACGTGTAACAAATTCTTTCATTACTTCTGCGTCTTTCTTCATCTTCTTAGCATACTTGACTTTCATCTCAGCTAATTGATTACGATCGTCCGCGAACTCAACAATTTCTTGTGATAATTGTTCAGAGATCATACGATCTACTGCTTCAATCATTGTGTTTTTGTCGTGTTCATATTTTTGTGCAAACTCTTCGCGTAGTTGTTGAGCAACTTGTTCACGGTTCTCGTTGATACGAGATTCCCATGCTTGCTCGATCGAAGCTTTGATCTCTTCCGAAATCACATTGTTTTCAAATAACTGTTTTAGCGCATCCAACATGTGATTCTCCTTGTTATTGGAGTCGGCTTATTATACCTAATAAGCTCTCTTTGAGATATTTTTGTGCTTTAGGATCACCTTTCACCTCTTGCGCTATACGCAAGGCACTTAGACCACCGCGATTATTCATCAAGTGTTCGTAAATTGGTGTGGGATATGCTCCTGGAGCACTGGGTTGAGCTACCATATCTACTGTGATAATCTCAAAATCCGATACTTCACCGGATCCGTCATCTCTGACGTTTCCGGATCCGCGACTTGAAACACCTAACTTGACTCCGCTTTCCAGCATTGTCTTGATTAGTTGTCCCATAGGGGTTGGTAAAATTTTCAGTTTACCGTAACCGTTAGGACCGTCCATCCACATATTAACTATCATATGGCTTACACGGTCCAGGTTAATTTTTAGATCATCTGGATGATCTACTTCTCCAAGAACTGAATAACCGTTTTGAATCTGATCGTTTAAGGTCTTGACAGCCTTGCCAATCTCATTCACAGGGTAAACACGCTGGTTAGCGTTACGAATACCGCCCTGGATACAAATCCCGGACATGTATAGGTTTTTCCCATCTTTGTCATCAGACTCAACGATCATTTTTGCTTCGTTGAAACTGAGATTCTCTCGGAGGTATAGTGACATATATTAGTATGTACTCTTTATTATCTTACACGCTTGCTGATCAAACTTTTAGTATTGCTTTCGCCTTTACCACTTGAGTCTGTTGCACCGACTTGCTTACCTGGCTTGTTGAAACCGTTTTGACGATCGATTCCACCACCTGGTACTTGTTTCTTAAATGCTGATTTACCTGCATCACTACCTGGACGATTGTGTACGTTTAAACCTGCTGTTAAGTCTTGGTGTGTTGGCTTTAGCAAACCACCTTTTGTTCCGCCAGCTTTAACACCTGCGTCACCGTGTACTTCAACGTAATTCTGAGCGATGTTAGCAGTTGTACCGCCCATATCGTTCTTCATGTTGTCGATTGTTGACTTAGTGTTAACACCGTTATCGCCATGCTTTGGTGGGCTAACTTTGTTAACATATTCCATCATTGGCATGTCCATACCTTCGTCTTCCATGCCACCCATGTCATCCATTCCACCCATTGCGTCATCGCCGCCCATATCGTGGATACCTGGGTGATCATGCTCTTCCGCTTCTTCACCTGCCAATAATTGTTCAAATTCTGCTTTTAGGTCTTCTAGTGCATCTTCTAGATCCATAACTCGGTCTTCTAAACCTTCGTCACCTTCGCCGTCGTCATCGCTAGCAAATGGATCTTCTTCACCGTCATCTTTGCTGTCGTCTGCTGGCTCTTCTTCGCCATCATCATCTTCTGCGTCATCAGATTCTTCTTCTGAACCTTCTTCTTCCTCAGCGCCTTCTTCCTCAGCGCCTTCTTCTTCCATGTCTTCTTCTACAGACTCTTCTTCTTCCTCTTCCATACCTTCATTTTTATTTGAATATGGATTTCCGGTGTCTTGGCTGAAGTCTTCAGCTAATAATTCTTCGTAGATTTCACGTGATTTTCCTACTACGATATTGTGGAAAATTTCTTTAGCGGCTTGTTGATCATCGTTGATCAAGGCCTCTAGCATTGCTTCAAATTGAGCGCGATCAGTCA